TCCAGGGCAGCGCGCGGATGACGTCGATGGCGGCGCTCATTGCTTGTCCCCGGCGTTGGCGACGGACGCGGCGATGCTGCTGTACTTGAGCGAGAGGAACTTCGAGGCGGTGACGGCACCGGCCACGCAGGAGAGGTAGGCCCACCACACCTCGGTTTCGGCCTGGCCCACCCAATTCAGCCGCACGAACGAAACGGTGGCGGCGGCGTAGCCGATGTTGGCCCAAATCTTCGTGTGCGAGAGGCGGCCGTCGCGGGAGACCAGGTCGATGAGCTTCATGCCGAGGCAACCTCCTGCGGGGTCTTGCCTGCGGCGAGCTGGGCCAGCGACAGGCCGCCCGTGTATTGGAAGTGCGCGTATTCGCGGAACGTCTTCCAGCGGCCAGCCCATTCCAGACCAGCCGCCTCGCCGAGCTGGCCGATGCGCTCCCACAACTTGCCGTCAGCGCCAGTGGTGTTCCACACGGCCTTGCCGTCGCGTAGCGGCACCACGTCGAAGGCGACGCGCCAGTTGTGATAGCTCTGACCCGGCTTGGCGTTGGTCACGCGCTTGCCGGGGGCGGTTCTGCCCTGGGCGTAGAGCGCAGCTTGGCTCTCCAGGTCGCGGTAGGTGGAGGTGACGAGGATGTCGATGCCCTCCTGCTTGCACGCGGCTAGGAAGGCTTGCGCCCGTGAGCGCACGGGCGGCAAAAGATCGTCTAGGGAGCGAGAATTTTTCATGCCGTCATGATGGCGGCGGCTCCCTGGTGATGCGATTAAAGTGCTTTAGTTTCCGTCCGGCAGCAGTGGCATCTGCCGGGTGCTTAGGTCGCGTTGCCGCGCCCGCTTCACGATGTTTCTCACCTGCATTTCCGTGAGGTCGTACTTGTGCGCGAGCATCTTGTAGTTGTCCCCGTTGAACTCCGACCAGATTTGCTCATCGCGTTGCGACAGCTCATAGGACAAGCCGCGCGGGATGTACTGTTGAACGCCTCCGATCTCCGTGCGGATGGCTTCGGTGATGGTGAACGCAAGCGACGTAGCTTGCGCGATTTCGTGCGTGACCAGCCGGTTGTAGATCACCTGGCCGATCTGTTCGAGCAGTTCCGGGTATCCATCCGGGAAGTGCATCATCGTGCTCTCTGGCTTCATGGTTTCTCCCTCTTATCGAGTGCTGTTTTCAATGCATCCCAAGCAGTTTGCATGGGGTCAAAGGTCTGCCGGGTTTGCGCCAGGCCGACCGTGGAGCGCAGCCCGGTCAGTTCCTCGTCGCTCAATGTGACGCTGCCGGTCTTGATCGCTTCCGATAAGGTTTGAGCCATTTCCCTCACCTGGCCAGGCAGGTAGCGCATGGCCCATTTCTTCAAAGTCTCGATGAGGGCTTCCGTCTGGTTGCCGTTCGTCCATTGCAGTGCGTCCACCTTGGCGATGCGCTTCACATACGCAGCCAGGGCTTCCTCGGATGGGTTCTTCACCGCGCCCAACTGGTGCAGGAACAACCAGAGGGCGCGTACCTTCCGCGCCTCCGGGTATTGCGCCAGGGGACGGCCCGGCCTGCTTTGAGCAGGAGGCCGGGCCGACTTCACCCGCACCTTGAAACCGCTGCGCTTCATGCGCTCCAGGACGCGCTCCAGCTCCGGCACGCTCATGGCCGAGGTGGAGTCCTTCTGCACACTGCCCATGAGCAGCGCGCGGTATATCTCATCGTCCAGGCCCAGCTCGCGCTTGCCCACATGAATGAGACGTATGAGGCGCTGGCGAGCATCCTGATTAGCGGCGGTGCGGGCGGCGGACTTCATAGGGCCGCTCCCAGCGCCAGGCGCTCATCACCGCCCACGCCGCGATTGAGCTGGGCATCCCGACCAGCCCGATGCCCTGCTTGCATGTCGCCGTAGTCGCGCTCGGAGAGGTTGCGGCCCGCGTTGCGGTTGTGCCCCTGGAAGCTGGTCAGCGTGTGCTTGTGCTCCAGGTAGGCCGTGACGCGGGCCTGCGCAGCCGCGCTACCGGCGAAGTTCTCCACCAGCTCGGTTGCCGTCATCACCCAGCCCTCGCAGAACAGGTCGGCGCGGCGCGTGCGAGTCGTGGTGCAGCGTTTCAGGGCCGTCTTGACATAGTGCGTCCGCGCCCGCTTCGCCTGGCGAAACAACACCTCGAAGGCGTAGCGGGCGATTTCGCCGGACGGTGCCGCGCCCACGAACACCCAGCGTCCGACTGGACGACTGCACGCCAGGAACACCGAGCAGTCGAACGCGGCGGCCACACGGGTGGCCAGGCCGCATTCCCAGAGGGCTGGCTTCTGCGCAGCACCGGCGCGGGTGCTTTCTTCCTGGATGTCGGCGTGCTCAACGTCCAGGTCGCTGATGCCGTGCATCTGCATCAACTTCTGCGCCTGACGCAGCGCGTTGGCCGCCTCATGCTCGTTGCTGGACTTCGCCAGGGCCAGGCACTTCTTGACCTTGGCGATGATCTTGTCGCGGTCGGCTTGTTCCATCACGCCACCTCGACCTCGAACGGTTCGATGACGAAGTCCTCGATGCCGGTGACGATGTTGATGCCCGCGATGCCGCAGACGGCCTTGGGGTCGGCAAGCATGGCTTCCTTGTTCGGCTCCTCCTTGCTGCGGATGAAGCGGCCCAGGCCCAGCGAGCGCAAGGTCTCCAGCACCTTATCGACGCTGCGGATGCTGACGCTGGGCGGGCGCTGCCGCCACTTGACGAGGCCGGTGATGAGGTTGGCCTCCTTGCCACCGCCTGCCAGCAACTCGGCGCGGTGCGCTTCGCACCAGGTCTGGATGCCACCGGCCAGCGTGTCGATGCGGGTCTTGAGCGCCTCGATTTCGTCCTTGCGCCCGGCGGTGATGGCCGCGATCTGGTCGTTGATCTCGGTCTCCACCCGCGTCAGCTCGCGCTGTGCATCGCCCAGGGCGCGGATGGCTTCAATCGTCAGTTCCTTGCTCTGGCACACCCACTGCGCGGCCTTTGCCTTTTTCTTCGTTGCCATGTCGTGGCTCCTTCATTGATAGCGTTTTCTTGAGGTCTTTCATCAGCTCGCGGATGCGCGCCAGGTTCTGTTCGCGCACTTCCGGCGAGATAGGGGGCGGTGGCAGTTGGCGCGGTGGCGCGCGGGCACCGAGGTTGTCCAGGTAGAGCTTCGGCGGCGGCCAGCGGTCGCAGATGCGGAACAGCACCAGGAAGGCCCGCTCCATGCGCTCGCGGTCGAGGTGTTCCTCCCACGCGCAGCCGTTGTTCCAGATCGCCTCCAGCCATACCTCGGCGGTGCCGACGATGGCGTCCTCCGGCGGCGTTCCAGCCAGGCGAAGGGCCAGCAGCTTCTGCAAGCCGGTGGCGATGACGACGCGGAACCAGTCAGGCACCATGCTTGAAACTCTCCAGCGCGGCGATGCCAGACAAGGTCTTGGACGAAGCCTTGGTGACGCCCAGGCGCGGCGCGCTATCGACCACCAGGTTGCTCACCGTGGGGCGGTAGTTGGCGATGACCTCGTAGAGCCAGCCGTGGCCCTTGAGGGGCGTCTTGAGCCGCCCGGCGTCGCGGGCGGCCAGCCCTTGTTCGATGGCCCACACCCAGGCTTCCTGGGGCGCTTCATAGACCTGGCCGTTGCGCGTGATGCGCCCGGCCTGGATGTCCGGCAGCACCTCGGCCAGCAGCTTGCCCACGCGCTCCATCGTCAGCTCGCGCGCCTCGGGGCGGAACAGCGCGAGGTAGCGCACCAGGGCAGCGCCGACCGTGCCGGAGAGCTTGAAGGCGGCGGCGAGGGCTTCGCGTGCGCCTTCGTGGGCGACCAGCGCGTCGAGCGAGAGCGTTGCGCCGCAGGACGGGCAGCGTGTCCTCATTGCACCTGCTCCTTCGCGCGCTGGACTTCCTTCCAGATCACGCGGATGCCCTGGTAGTGGATGGAGCAGAGGCGGCTCCCATCGGCCTGGGCTTCGGTGGTGCGGCCGCGCCCCAGCTCCAGCAGGGGCTGGAGCTGCTTCGTGGAGCCGGGCATGACCGTGATGGTCGGGCGGTCGGTCATGCCGGGGTGGAGCGACTCCTGCACCACGCTGTAGCCCATCGCGCGCAGCTCGCGCGCGACACGGTTGACCGCCTCCAGGCGGGAAACGAACTCCTCGGTGAACACTCTGCTCATGACATGCTCCGTATGGGCGATGGGGCGGACGAGATGCAGGGGGGCGGCCATGTCACGCCTCCTTGACGATGTCGGCGTCAACCACCGGAGCGCCCAGGCTGGCGGCCACGTTCATGGCGGCGGTGAGCGCGTTGGCGACGGCCAGGGGATAGGCCAGGCTGACGTAGGTGGTGCCCAACTGGCCGGACTTGGTGTTGGCGGCCTTCTTGGAGAAGGTCAGGCGCTCGCGCAGCGCGGCGATGCCGTCGGGCGTGATGACCTTGGAGACGTCCAGACCGACGCGGGCCAGCTTGAACTTCAGGTAGTCGGCCAGGTAGCCGTCGAGCGGCGGCAGTTCGACGATGTCGCAACGCTGCGCGACTTCGCGGATGTCGGGGTCGTTCACCGACAGGCGCTTGCGCAGCTCGGGCTGCGCGATCATCACCACCGACAGCATGGGCGAGAGGCCGTCCTTGATCTCGGAAAACCGCTTGAGATGCTTCAGCGTTGCCTTGGGCAAGCAGTGCGCTTCTTCGATCAGCAGCAGGTGGCGCTGGCCCGCGCGGTGCCCGGCGGTGAGCAGCTTCTTGACCTGGCGGGCGCGGGCCTCCAGGTCGCGCGCGGGGGAGACGCCAGGCGCGACGGTGTCGATGATGGCCTGCACGATGGCTGCGCTCTTGAGCGTCTTGCCCTTGGCGTCGTTCTCCTCCATGTAGAGCACCGAGGGTTCAATCACGACCAGGTCGCGGCCCTCGCGCAGCAGGCGCTCCTTGAAGTCATCGACCAGGGTGGACTTGCCGCTGCCGCTCTCGCCGACGATGGCGAGCATCCCGCCGTGCTTGGCGGTCTGCCAGAGCGTCTCGCGCACGAAGCGGATGTCCTGGTTGATGAACACGTCGCTGGCCTGCGTGACGTCGTTCTTGAACGGGTCGGCGGTGAACTGGAAGTGCGCGCGGGCAGCAGGGGTCAGGGTTTGCTTTTGCAGGAGCATGTCGGTTTCCTTCTCGGCAGTTGATGAGGTCGCGCTGGACGTGGGCGCGGTGGTGGGGCGCTCTGCGGCGTCCTTCGGTTGTGCGGGTTGCATGGCGCGGTCGATTTGCGCGGTGTCGGCACCGGCGCGGCGCAGCCGGTCGGTGATCTCGGCGCGCAGCTCGGCGGTGTTCTTCTTCGGCCATTTGCCGTGGTTGACCAGGTCGGCCAGGGTGCCCGGTGAAATGCCCAGGTCTCGCGCCAGGTGGGCCTGGCGGATGCCGAGCTTGTCGAGCAGCCGTTTGAGGGGCGTGGTGCGTGGAGAGGCCATTACCGGAACCTCCGCAGCTCAACCACGCTGCCGCCGTGCGTGCCGGTAGCGGCCTGCGCGACGTTCCACTGGTCGGCCCATGCCTGCGGCACGTTGCCGTCCGGGAAGGCGGCCTTGACCTGGCTGTAGAGGTCGGCCGGGGCCGCGTCGCCGAGGCGTTCCTTGATGGCGCGCACGGCCTCGGGCACCGTGAGCATGATCTGCACCGATGCGGCCTTGCTCTGGAGCTGCTGCACCTGGGGCGTCTGCACTTCCCCGGCGTTGGGCACCAGGCGGCGAGGCAGGTCGGCCTGGCCGAGGTGGCTGTGCGCGACCAAGCCCTTGCCATCGTTGAGGTGGCCGAAGGGGCGGGCTTGCTCGGCGCGCTTCTTCTCGGCCTCGTCCACCGTGGTGCCGTCGCCCCAGGCTGCGGCGGCCAGCGTGTTCGCCGCGCGCTCGCTGGCGGTCTGCGGGGCACGGGCGTATTCCTCGCCCGCGACCGGCGCGGACAGCGGCCGCCCGTATTCGTCGAACTCGCGTTCCGGCTCCACCTGCATCAGCAGCGGCTCCGCGCCCATGCGGTCGATCTCGATGCGTAGCGCGCCCTGCTGCATCAGCAGCGGCGTGATGCGCACCTTCTGGCCGTTGCCCAGGAACTCGGCCCAGGGGGTCAGGTCGTAGCTGGCCTTTCGCCCCAGCTCGGGGTGCGCGAAGGTGATGTGCAGGTTGCGCACCACGCGGGTCAGCTCCTGGCCCGCCATGAACCACTGGCACACCTCGCGCGCGGGCATCTGCACCAGCGCGCCGGGGTGGCGCATGATGAGCTGCCAGAGGTCGTCGCGCACCATCGGCTGACCGCTGGCGCGCACCAGGCGGCAATCGACCTTCTCGATGGCGTTGGCGTTGAAGTCGCGCACCCAGCGCGCCGCCGAGGCGTTGAGCTGCTCGACGCTCTCCACCGGCTCGAATCGTAAGCGGGACTCGAAGTGGGTTTCCACCAGGTTGTTGCCCTGCTCGACGCCGCCCTTGCCCCAGGAATGGCCGGTGGCGTGCGTTTCGTGGTCAACGCCCAGGGCGTCGAGCAGGTTCTTGATGGCGAAGCTGGTGTTGGCGCTGCCCTTGTCCCACAAGAGCATCTTGGGCACGCCGTGCGACATGCGGCCGGATTGCTGGCCCCAGGTGTAGAGCAGGAACTCGAACAGGCTGTGCTGGTTCTCGCCAGCGGCCTCGAAGTAGCGCACGTCGATGGTGCCGCTGGCGTGGTCGTAGCGGACGTAGCGCCACACCTTGAGCCGCACCTTGTCCATGCT